CTCCTTTTAATATTTCTAATAATTTCTTGCAATCATCATATCTTAAATCATCACAAAAATATTCAACATCTTCATCTATACAAGCATTTCTTTTTAAAAAATATATTGCTTCATTTATGATATTATTTAGTCTTTCTATTTCTTTATGTAAGTCTAATATTGTTTGTATTGCTAACTTACTATCTCCTTCTTCATATTCTGCTATGTTTGGATATATCATTCTTTATCACTTCCTATCATCATAATATCTATCAATTATTGGTTTAATAAATACAAAGAAAACGAAAAATGCTATTGGGACTACTATTATATCTTCTATCACTCTTTATATTCTCCTTTTAATTCAAAAACATATTGTTCAGTATCGGTATCATAAGTAATAGTCATACTAGGACATTTATTGTCCACATAAAACTTTTTTGGTAAATACATTTTTGTTATTCCTGTAGTTTGCATAACTACAAATACAAACCAACATAATTTTTCTTCTTCTGCTATATCTTTTAACATTTTTCTTCTCCTTTTAATATTTCTAAAATATCATTTCCATTTACATATATTACTTTTTCTCTACCATAATTTTGTGCATGTTCTATACATTCTCTAACTTTTTTTATGATAGAGTGTAGTCTTTCTATTTCTTGTTCTTTTTCTTCTATATATTTAGAATATTTATAAAGCATACAGTTGTTTCTTTCTTCTTCATCACAATAACAATATTCATCCCAAACACCTTCATTTGTGAATAACATACACTTTAATACATCTTCTTCTCCTGTTTCTTCATCATAATCTATATAATATCCTTGATATTCGCATACTTTACTCACTCTTTTTCACTTCCTAATTCTAATTCTAATTGTCGTATCAACTCACATTGTTTGTAATAATCACTATCACATAACATTGGTAATTCTGCTTTTAATTCTTTTATTTTTTGTTGTAATTCTTCTTTATTCACTCTTTATCTTCTCCTTTATGTAATAATTCTTCAATTTTACTATCAATATCACATATTTTATAAAACTCTCCAATAGTAGAACCCTCATCATAACACTCTACAATTTTATGTTTTGTATATTCTCTTATTTCATCTATGATATTGTTTAGTCTTTTGTTTTCTTCTTTTAGTTTCTTATTATTTTCTATGTACTCTCTTTTATATAACATTATTCATCACCATTTATTCCATAGACTCCTTGTCTATATACCATTCTTGAAAATTCGTGAGCCTTCATTAGCATCTTAAACTTCTGATAACAATAGTTAGTAAACTCACTTTTAGTTACTTCAAACTCTTTAGAGTATTTAGCACTATTCAGCATGATCTCATTCCATCTATCAGCAGTTATTAAAGCTTCTTGGCTCAATACATATGCAGTTGAAAAATCACTACTATCTAAGTTCTTAAAGTCTTGCATTAAATCGTTATAAAATTTGATATCTTCTTCTAAATTCATTTCAATACCCTTATAGTCCTATTTCTATTGTAGATATAGTCTATATATCCTTTCTTCTTTAGTAATTTTAAATAGTAATGTATTGTTGCAGTGCTCTTAACTCCTACAGCTTCGCATAATTCCCTTATTGTAGGGCTGAATCCATATTTTTCAATATAGTATTTTATTTCTTCATATACTTCAGATTGTTTCTCAGTCATATTAACCTCCTAAAATGGTAAGTCTGAGTCATTTATTTGTATTTGATGTCCTGTATCAAACTCTACTTTATCTCCAAAATCTTTAAATGGGTTGTTTGTAGTCTTTTCAAACTCTTTGAATTCCTTTACTAATGTAGCATCAGTTACTACTAACTTAAATTCAGCTGTTCCATCTTTTTTCTCATAAGTGGATAAAAATCCATCCACCTCATATAGTCCATATTTTAAATCAGTTCCTTTAGGCACTTGTATTGATAAGTATTTCTCAGTATGTTTTCCGTTAAAATCATTTTGTACTTTTGTATAATATCCGTTTCCTTCTTTATTTTTACTTATTACTAGTTTCATTTTTCTCCTCCAAATTAATTAATTTTCCTTTTTTCCCTTTAGGTAAGTGAATCATATAAAAGTGTTCTATCTTCTCACCAGTTAAATATTCGATAGCTTCTGCATACATCTTTTCTTGTTGTAAGCATTTTTCTTTGTTTTTCTTAGAAGCAGCAGCATACGTTTTAATATCAAAAATAGCCTTCTCCTTAAACTTTTCACCCTCAGAGGTATAAATATCTAAGAATTCATAAAACTCATCAGTATACCCCTTCAGATCGTGTTTAAGGTAGTCTTCTATCTCTTTATGTATTAGGTTTCCTCTAAGTCTAGCGTGTTCTAATACATCTTCAGGTACTCCTATATAAGTTCCATCATCCAATAATTGAGTAACACTAGGTATTATTTCTCCATTAAATCGGTATGTATGCCACTCAGGATTGTAAGTACAAGTGGATTCAAAGTCGTTTATTCCTGTTATGATATCCACTGTACCTCCAAACTTATCAGTATTAACTATCTTCTCACTTAGTACCATTAGATTTTCTCTCTATTACTTGTTCAGCTATTTCATAAGACATATCTTCAATTTTTTCTATCTTGTAATAATTCAACATAGCTGGGATATCCTCTACTAATTCACCTATCTTTTTTATTTGTGCTTTTGTTATCTTTTTTTCACCATCGTTTTGATTATGATATTCATCAGTATCAGCATCTTTTGTATCATCTATTAAGAATAGTCCATTTAAAGCGTATTTACGTGCATAGCTTGAAGCTGTTCCTGTAATCTGAGATCCATCCATTCCTTTTTTGTATTCTTCTTCTCTAGCATAAGCTGTATTAGACATTGTTGAATTATCTTCAATATCAAGTAATGTAACTGTTGCTTTTATGTAATATCTTTGGTTTCCTGATACAACAGTTCTTTCGTTTTCTCTCTTTAATTCTTTATCGTAATAAACTTCATTGTAAGTTGTAGGAGTACTTTCTCCGATAACTACAAGTTCATCACTTATTTGCATAGATAATTTATTCTTGATTAGTAAAGGTTTTACAGCCTCTAATATATCTTCACAACTTCTATATTTATATTTTCCGAATGAATTGTATTGCCCTTTTGGTGCTTTTAATTCTTCTTGTACTTTAGATAATTTTTCATATATTCCCATAATTAGTCCTCCTTTGGTTTAGCTAGTATTGTCATACTATCTCCATCACATATAAATTCATAAAAATCATACATTTCAATATCTTCTATAGTAAAAGTTCTATAATCAAATACCATCCACATTTTCTTTCTCCAATCTATACCTTTTATATTTTATTTTTCTTCCTACTCTATTCGAACCATTAACCCATTTGTCAGTTATTAAATAGCCTTCATTCCTTAATTCCATTATGTAATGTTGTGGATCAGTTATTCCTAACTTCAACACACTCTCTAAAGTAGTTATTGTTTCGTGCTTTTCTAAATAATCTAAGATGGTTTCTTTTTGAGTCTTACTCATTCTCTCCCACCTTTCCTAATTGGCATTCTAGTTTCATTATTTTTTTATCTCTTCTTCTGATTTCAAGTTTTTGTTTATCTAGTAAAATGTTTTGTTCTTCCCATAATTCTCTATAAGTCTTTTCTTGGAGTTTATCTTTTAGTTGAATCCATATTCTTTTAAGCATCTAATTCCTCCTTTATTTCTTTTACTAAAGTATCTATATTCATTTCGATTATTAATTTGATTTCGTTTTCATCAATTATTTTTCCATCTTCTCTCTCTAATATCAGAGCATCTATAATATCGTTCACGCTTCCTCATACTCCTTTATTAAAAATTTAACTTCTTCTATAATGTCTTCTTTATCCCCTTCGGCATAAATAACATCTTTTATCAACTCTATACATTTTTCTAGGTTTCTTGATTTTTCATTTGTTTCCATACAACTCCTCCATTATTTTTATTTTCGCTAAATCTTTTTTAGTTTTATAAGGTGTTCCTTTATATGTTGGTAAATCTCTCATAAAACAATCCATTAGTATTCCATCAGGTAATATATCCTCAATAATAGCTACATCATTTCTTACACTAAAATGTATCTCTATTGGTCCATATACCTTTTCAAATATCTTAGATGTAGGCAATTCAACTTGGTATACCCCATCTTTTTTTCCTTTTTTCTTTAAGGTAGGATAAAACTTAAATGTTAAATACTTATATGTTTTCATAAAGTATCTCTTTAAAGCTCGTTCCTTTTTTCTATATTCGTTCTCATTTAAATATGTCAGAATAATCATCTTCAACCCCCTTTGGTGGATATTTTTGTAATAACTTATCTAGTATTTCTTGCTTACAATTCTCTAAGTCTTCTCTAGTAAACTTTTCTCCCATCTCTTTAGCTACACTCTCTAAGTACTGGATATCCATACACTTTCCGTAGTGATCATCATATTCTTGTAAAGGCATCCACCTATGACATAAGTTACATTCAACTGTGAAGTTACTATTCCTAATCATCTCTTTTTCATCGTGAGTGTATAAACCTTTTATAAATGTATGAGGTTTTGGTGGTGTATCAGGGTTTTCTTTTATGTATTCTTTTATATGAGCTTCAGCATCTTCTAAATCATAAGGTTCCATTGTTTCAGTCCAAGCATCTATTACGTACTCATCTATAAAGAATTGAGAATTATAATATCCTTTGATTTTATTTAAAAGTTTCCCTGTTTGTACTTTATTCATCCTTGCACATCTCCTCTAATAATCTTTTTTCACGTTCATATCGAGTTTCTTTATGTTCTTTTTTATTTCTTTCCCAGTTTCGCACGGCCGCTTTCCAATTCTTCATTGGTGATTTGCCGACCAGCCAACCTTTGCTCTCATAATAGTCTATAAAGGCTTCAGCATCTACTGAGTTTTCTCTCTCTAAACAATATTCTTTAACTTCTTCTAAAGTAGGTTTTTTAAACCTTTCTTTTGTATTTATATTTTCTTTATTATTTAGTTTTTTATTATTTAGTATTTTATTTATGTCATAATTTTCTTGATCTTGATTTTCTTGATCTTGATTTTTAGGATGTAGGTTATTTTCATAAATGTTATATTCCCAATTAGATATTTTTCCGTTGCAATAAACTCTTTTTCTTTCTAAGTAATTGTTGTTTTCTAATTCTTTTAATATTCCATTAATAGTATCTTTTGTTTCAACGCATATATTTTCTAAACCTCTTACGGAATAATCCCAATCATCAGGCAAACTTAACATTAAACTCAACAAACCTTTAGCTTTTAATGACAAGTTATTATCTTTTAAATGATAATTACTCATAGTTGTATAATTTTTATTCTTATGTACTCTGAATACTGCCATCATCATCGACCTCAATCCCGTGTATATTAGGTAAAACACCTAGTAAATAATATTTATAGTCATTCCACTTACAGCATTCTTTATATACTTCATTAAACTTAGATAACCTTTCTGAAAGTTCATATAAAAACCAATCGTTGTATCCATTTCCACCTTCTACTACAGATGTTATTTTTTCATTTATATCAAATGAGAAACTTTCAAGCATTGATAATCTAGAATGATATTGTTTATGAAGTTTTTTAGGAAGCATCACTAAATTTTTAATATTGTTATTATTTCTATTTTTATCAATATGATGTATATCGTAATTTTTAGGAATTTTTATGTGGCATTTTTTTTCATAAAATTTTCTATAATTCATATCTTCCCTCCTAACTTTTTGATATAATCAAATAAAGATTAATTATTTTTCTTAAATAATTCGTAGTAGTCTTTTCCGTAGTGATTGCAAATCTTATCTACTTCACTTATAGACCACTCAATTTCACCTGATAATCTTCTACTAATAGAACCACGAGGTAAATTAAGTAGTTTAGCTAAGACTTCTTGAGTATCACCACGTTTTGCCATCTCTCCTACTAAATTCGGATATAATACTTTCTTCATTTGCACTCCTTTCTGGATAACAAAAAACACTTAAGACCAACAGATCTTAAGTGCTAACTTCTTAATTTTGATATTATGTTAACTTCTTAAGACCGAAATAAGTTTCATTTTGTGTTACCCCTTACAATTAACACTATACTACAACTATTTTCACAAGTCAACACATTTTTTCACTTTTTATCACTATGTATTTTTAATCAAAATCAAGAAGAAGTTTTGCTCTTATATACCTACCATTAATTTTAAGAGATTTACAAGCATCGCAGCAACAATATAGTACATAAACTTCTTAAATTCACTCATACATAACTTTATTGTTTCTCTCTTTTTGATGCTATCTTGTTTATTCTTATGAATTAATGAATAATATTCCTGTTCTGAATAGTATTTATTGTTATATTCATATTCAATATTTAATACTTTCCAGTTCATAGATGTATTATCTCCAATTTTATAAGGTATCATAGTTTTTCTATGTCTTTGGAATACACTACCATCATTTTTTTGGTATGTAATTTGCAACACTTCTCCCCCACCTCCTCTTGATGGGGGAGTATAATAACATATTTTGTTCGATATTACAAGAAATACTTTTATAGTATAATATAGATAAAGGGAGGTCTTATCAGGTCTAAAAGAAGTAAAGCCTGTGATATTTCTCAACAAGTTAAACACAAAGTATGGGAAAGAGATCATCATCATTGTATTAACTGTGGTAGTCCTTACGCTATGCCTAATGCCCATTATATTTCTAGAGCTCACGGAGGCTTAGGAATAGAGGAAAATGTAGTTACTTTATGCTTAGATTGTCATCACAACTACGATAATGGAAAACATAAAGATGTTTCACAGGCTATTAAAGGCAAAATAGAGGCTCATTTAAAGCGTTTCTATCCTAATTGGGAAAATATATCACTAACATACAAAAAGAGGCCATAGAGCCTCTTATTTTATTCTCCAGGCACATCTCATTATTCTTTTACCTGGATTAAATGTATCGTATATAATTCCATCTATAATTGCTGTTATATGTCCGTTCATAGTTACAGCATATTTGCCAAATGGATGCTCATTAGCAAACTCCCCTACTGATTTAGAATAATGACACTCTCTAGGATATCTATCATCTAAATAGTCCTCTACAAATTCGACATTATCAGTCATATATCCATCTTGTGATGAATAATAAGCCAACTCTCTATATGTATCATCCCATTCTCTATCAGTTAATAAAGATAAGCTACGTATTACGCAATCCTCTATATTTCGATTATATGGATTCATATTTATGTATTTATACATTACATTTCACTTATCTTCATAATATGTTTTCTAACAATTTCTTGTTCTTCTGGAGAAGTTGCTTCTTCTTTTACCATCTTTATAAACTTCATAGCTGCGTGCATCATATATTCTAGTTCTTTTAGTCCATCTTCTTTAGCTCCATAATTACCTCTATTGTATTCATTACGTGCTTCTTCATAGTTTCTATAAGACCCTCTCATTCCATCCATATATGACTCTCCACGATATTTAGTATCATATCCTCTACGACCGTAGTCTTCTCCATAATTTCCGTATCCTTCGTATCTTCCATAATTATTCATATTTTCTACCTCCTTTAAATCTTTGTAAATATCTACCACTTTATATAAATAATCTATATCAGTAGCATCTAAATTCATTGTTCCAGCTTTTTCTATATATTCACAAAGTTTTTTTATTGTTTCTTCCATCATCCTCACTCCTTTCTTTAAGAAGTTTGATTATTTCTTCATTTTGTTTGATTATCTTTTTAAGATAAATTTCATCTTGCGTTTGTAGTTCTTGCATTAAATCACTATTGTTGTAATCTTTAAATAATATTTGTAGACTTAATGCTTGCAATACTAAACTTAAGTTATCTACCCTATCCATTATCTATTTAACCTTGAAATACTAAATGTAGCATTAGTAATAATTGCTTGTGTAGTTGATATTGGTGTTGTAGGATCTGTTGGTGTTGGTATACTTGATACGCTTTGCACTGATATATTTGTAGTTCCTCTAGGGCATACTCTTAATTTCTTATCAAAAGAAATTGTTTCATAATCATCAGCTGCTGCAAGTGTTACAGCTCTTACAGTATCAGGTATTAATACTCCATCTTGAAATAAGCCTATTGCTACAACTCCAGGAGTTGCCGTACTTACTGAAGCACTAAACTCTACATCATAATACCCAGTATAACCATTTCCAAATATCTTAAAGTTAGGATTGCCATTTGAATAATCTAACCAACCATTGCAATTACAAGTAGCACATCTTGTTCTAATATCAGTTTCATCAAAAGTTATCGGACTTGCATTACTTGGCAATGCTAATGGTTCATTTATAATTGTTTCTATCATTTTATCTTTCTCCTTTCTTAATAAAAAAGAACAGGACTTGCCTGTTCTAATTACGTGTATTTACACGTTTTTAGCAAGTTCTCGTATTCGAGTTAGTAGTAGTCTACTCTATGCTTAAATAAATTGACTTGTTGTGTTAAATCCACAACCACATCCACTGTTTGGACAACTGAATATTGCTTGATTGCCATAGACCGGAACAGTGCCGATAGGGCAATTTTTTAACTCGTTGTAGATATTTGATGTAATTGCTTGAGTTTGAGCAATTTGAGAAGCTCTTAAATCAGCCATTTGTAATTGTCTATTTAAATCAGCAATTTTACTATCTTTTTCATCTAATCTATCTCTAAAGATTTCATCAATAATCTTTTGAGTATTAGCTGTTTGATTAACAAGAATATCTTGACCGATTTGTCTTAACACTTCACGATCTGAGCAGTTTTCACTAATAACAGTTGCTTTTAAATCTTGTACTCCAAGTCTATTTTCGCAGCAACAATCAGCAAATTGGCGACTTAAATCAAAGTTTTGTTGCATATTAGCCATTTGTCTATTAGCAGCTGAAATTTCAGCTCCATAGAACCCATTATTAACAGCTCCTACAACATCAGCAGTTGAGCTACATATTTGAGTAGAAATGTCGCTTAATGCGTTTCTAGTACCTTCTAATTGGTTGCTTAAGTGAAGAGTGTCGAATCCGTTGTTTGTGTTATTCATAATTTCTTTTTGACCATTACTTAACCAAGCATAGCCATCATCAAATCCACCATTTCCGAATCCAAAACCGTTGTTATTATTTCCACCCCAGATAAGTGCCAAAAGTACGATTAACCAAAGAGCTCCATCTCCTCCAAAACCACCAAAACCGCCATTATTTCCATACATTACTGGGTATGGATAATAGCCTTGATTAGTAGCTAACTCTACAGTTGGTTGAATTCCTCCGTTCATTTTTTATCCTCCCTTCTTTTAATCTATATCAACACATTGTGTAGATACCTATTTTAATTTATTTATAACATCACTAGGAAAACCCATTTGTTCTATTTGTTTATAAAAAGTGTTCATTTGTTCAGGGCTTTTCTTATTTGTTATTTGTTTAAATAATTCAACTGGATTACTTTGATTTTTTTGTGCCTGCTCTACCATTTGAAACATTTGTGGGTTTCTCATCTTCAACTGATTCATCAACATACTCATCATCTGATTTTGCATTAGTTATCATTCCTTTCTTTAAATCTTCTATTTGAGCCTTTAAAAACTCTATTTGAAGGTCTTTTTCATCTTTCTTGATAATTTCCTTTAGTTCATAACTTTTTATGTCTCCAGACTCATTCTTAATCCATAAGATAGACATATCTCTGCTAAAAAAAGGTGTTGCTGTATAAATTGTTTCTTTCTGCACATCTTCTATAGAACTTGCAAACCTCATTGTTTCTTTATTAGGTGCTAGTTGAAAATTTTGTGTTAAATTTGTAGGTTGCATAGGTTGTTGCATTTGATTCCTTATGTTTTCTAATTGCTTTATTTGATCATTTATCCTATCTAAGTTTTGTTGTTGCATATAAGGATTGTTAAACATAATATCCCTCCTAAATAAAAAGAAGATAGCATTATCACTCCTCGAAACGTGTTTTAAACGAGTCTATTAAGTTGCTATCTCCTTTCTGATTACATCTTCTCATATAATTCTTGTTGAAAAACGCCTATTAAAAGTCGAAAAAAAGACAAAAAAAAAGAGAGTCAAATGACTCTCGTAATTTTCTTCTTTAGTTTTTGTACTCTACGATTAACAGTACGTTCACTTATATTTAATTTCATACTTATTTGCGTAATGGAATAACCTTTTATTTTCATTTCAAGTATTATGGATAATTCTTCATTAAGCATTAGTTTGTCTTTTAATTCTTCATACTCACTTTTTGTTAGATCGAACACTTCGGTTTCCCCTGTTTCCTATAAAAGCACCACAGGCCTTGCATCTTTTTGGAGTTCCTTTAGATTTTCTATAAGTTACTTTACTTTTTGTTTGTACTATTTTCCCCATATATATCTCCATTTGCAACATTGCCGTTTATTGTATCAAAATCAGATACTTCTTGTGTTGTGGTTTCGATTGTTCCTATATCATTCAATACATATACTAAATATCCAACAGTTATAAACCACATTGTAAGAATAACTAGAATGATTATAAATTGTCTTTTATTAGTCTTTTTATAATCTTGCAACAATTCCATAGCTAAACTTTGTTCTTTCACTTCTTTGACCTCTTTCTTCATTTCTAACACTTCTTCTCTTATATTCCTTTTGACCCCTCGTGATACAACTTAATATGTTGTTCTATTGCTTTATTTACTCTTTCATCTATTTCTTTATCATAAGTGTCTAAAATGTCTAGTATTTTATCAAGCTTTTTCTCCACTTGTTCAAGTCTATATTCTATAAGTTTTTTATCGGCTATGTCAACTGTTCTCTCTTTATTTTCTGCTATTTTTTCTTTGCTTTCTGCTTTTACCTCACCAACAGCATCTTTCTTTCTATTGGTAGCAAAAGTTATTACCCCTAATACACAGTTAAGTATTGTTATTGCTAATGCTATAGTTATTTCCCTGTTATCACCTACTTTAATCTGATTTGGTTAGTTCCAATTACTTCACCATTTATATTTTTTAGATCTTCTTCTTTTAGCCCGAATTTATTGGCTACATCTTTTAATGTTTCCCCTATTTTTAAAATGTAGAATTCAGGCACATCTTTTACTTCGACAACCTCTTCTACAACTTCAACAGGAGTTTCCTCTATCTTTTTCTTTCTCATAAGTCCTCCTATCTTTTATATTCGTTTTAGTGCTTCTTTTTTATACCAACCTATTGGTGCTCCATTAGATACTAAATAAGGAAATTTAGCACCATTTATAATTCTTGTAATAGTTCCTGTCATACCTGAACGTGCTGTATTGGCAGAACCATCGCTTGCACCATTTCCTTTACCAACAGTTTTTACTCTATCTCCTACTTTAAAGTCAGCATATACAATACTATTAACTATATCTTGTACAGCTTGATAATCGTATCCTGCTTCTGTTAATCTTTTCTTTCTCTCTTCTCCGTTACCCCATTTACCTTCTATTACTTCTTGAGCTATTTCGTTATTGCTTTTCTTTGGTTCAGGTGTAGGTTCAGGGCTTGGCTTTGGAGTAGGCTGTGTATTTTTAGGATAACCATTAAATCCATTTTTTATAATAGATGGATAATCATAGTAACAATAAT